GTAAATGGTGCTACATGGAACTCAACAGGGTCAGGCGGTGGTTTTCCGTGTACATACGGCCCATTAAATGATAGAGCTTAATTATGGCAGGATTATCAAATTATACATATGCAACTTTAAAACAAGCAATCTTAGATTATACTGAAGTAGACGCTAATGTGTTTACTGAAACTATTCTTGATGGTTTCATTATGGCTGCGCAACATAGAATTAATTTAGATTGTCCTATGGACTCAGATAGAGCTCAAGATCAAGGACAATTTGCAGCAGATTTTAATACTATTACAATGCCTGTTGGACTTTTATTTGTAAGAGGCATAGAAGTATTTAATTCAACTGCCAACACTAATGGTCAAGGTCAATGGTTAGAAAAACGTGATCAAACGTTTATGTCAGAGTATGTTGGTAATTTAACAGGAACTGCAGGCGGAGTTGCAGGAGCAGATGTAACAGGTTTACCTAAATATTATTCAATGTTTGGTGGTGCAACAACAGGTGCAACAACAGCAACTTCAGGTGCTATTTATTTAGCTCCTACACCAGACGTTAATTATCAATATATTATACATTATAATGCAATGCCCGTGGGCCTTGGATCAGGAGGAGATGGTAATTCTAATACATATTTAAGTAACTATTTTCCACAAGGACTGTTATATGCTTGTCTTGTAGAGGCATATGGATTCTTAAAAGGTCCACAAGATATGTTGACATTGTACACACAAAAGTATACACAAGAACTACAAAAGTTTGCAGCGATGCAAATTGGGAGAAGAAGAAGAGACGATTACACGGATGGTACACTAAGGATTCCAATCGAGTCACCGCCTCAATAATTAGGAGATAAAAAATTATGGCAATAACATCAGCAGTATGTAACAGTTTTAAAACAGAAGTTTTACAAGCTTTACATAATTTTACAGCATCATCTGGAAACAGTTTTAAATTAGCTTTATACACAAGTAGTGCTACTTTAAATAAATCAACAACAGCTTATGCTTCTACAAACGAAATTTCTAACACATCAGGTTCAGCTTATTCTGCAGGTGGAAAAGTAATTGTTAGTGTTACTCCTGCATTATCTACAGACACTGCGTGTTGTGATTTTGCAGATATCAGTTTTACTTCTGCTTCATTTACAGCAAACGGATGTTTAATATATAATGATACAAACGCCGATAGAGCAGTTTGTGCAATCGCATTTGGTGGAGACAAAACTGTATCAAGTGGAACTTTCACAATTCAATTTCCAGTAGCAGACGCATCTAACGCAATCCTTCGTATAGCGTAGAGGTAGCGACGGATGTCCGTTACTAGAACTTTTACAGTAACGGTTGATAACCCAGGTGCTGGTAATAGATATTATATAGATGGTGTTTTACAAGAAACTGTAAATCTTGCTGAAGGTTATACATACAGATTTGATCAATCGGCCGGTTCTAATGGTGGACATCCTTTTAAATTTTCTACAACAAGTAATGGAACACATAGTGGTGGTTCAGAGTATACAACAGGTGTAACTTACAATGGCACACCTGGAAATGCTGGAGCTTACACACAAATAGCTGTAGCTGCTAGTGCACCACAACTTTATTATTATTGTCAATACCATTCAGGAATGGGTGGACAAGCAAACACATCATCACCAGATTCATGGGGCCTCCTTCAATGGGGACAAGGTAGTTGGAGTGAACAAAATATAACAAATGTTCAACTAACAGGTGTACAATCAACATCATCTGTAGGCAGTGTAGTTGCAGCTAACCAAGAAGGTTGGGGTAGACAAGAATATGGAAACTCCGGTTGGGGTGTGGACTATGCAGTATCTTTAACAGGTCAATTAACAACTTCTAGTGTTGGTGCTGTTCAAGCCTCTCAAGTTATTACTGTAGAATTAACAGGACAAGAAGCAGAAACAGATCTTGGTTCACTAACTACAGGTGTATTATCTATTGCAGCTTTAACAGGTGTACAAGGACAAACTCAACTTGGAGATTTTGATAATGCTGGTACCTTAGTTGGTTGGGGTAGAAACGGTTGGGGAGAAGAACCTTATGGCGATTCATTTAATAAATTAGTTCAGCTTTCAGGTCTAACTAGCATGACCGCTTCTGTAGGAACTATTGCAGCTATACCTGAAACAATTGTATCTTTAACAGGAGTAAGTTCTACTTCTGCTGTAGGTAGTTTAGGTTTTGCTATAAGTCCTGTAGTTATACCAACGGGATTACCACTTGCATCTAACCTCGGTTCTCTTTTTACTACAGATAATGTTGGATTAACAGGTTTAGGAATGACTTCTTCAGTTGGTGGAATAATTCTAGATGCTTTAATAGTTCAATTAGATGGTCTATCTACAACTTCTACAATTGGTAGTTTACAAGAACAGATCACTGAAACTTTAACAGGTGTCAGTGCAACGTCTTCTGTGGGAGCTTTGGTCCCTGAAATAGGAGTTCCAGTAACGGGTCTATCAACTACCTCTGCTGTAGGCGCACCAAGTTTTGTATTTTCAATAGACCTTACTTTAACAGGACAACAAGCAACAACTGAATTAAATGATAATCTTATTCTTCAATACTTTAATAGAAAAGTGCCTAAAGACAGCACAGGTTATTCAAGAAAAGTACCTAAAGATAGTACCGGATATACTAGGAAAACCGCTTAAACATGTTTGACTTAACAACAAATAAAATATATAAATAAACCAATTTAGGAGTACAAAATTATGGCATCAACTTTTACGGATCTTGGCTTAGAGCTAATGGCAACCGGCGAAAACGCTGGTACTTGGGGAACAAAAACTAACGCAAATTTAAGTCTTGTAGAACAACTTACGGGAGGTGTTAATTCTCAAGCTGTAACTGATTCAGGAACACCAACAGCTTTAACTATTGCAGATGGTGCTTTAACAGGAACTGCTCAACACAGAGTTATAGAACTTACAGGATCAATATCTGGAGCAAGAATTGTTACTTTTCCTTTACTTACAGAAAATTTTTACATAATTAAAAATGGTACATCAGGTGCTTATACAGTACAAATAAAAGCTGTATCTGGTTCAGGAGCAACTGTTACTTTTTCAGCTACTGACAAAGGATACAAACTTATTTATCTTGATGGTGTTGCAACTAACACTGGTGTTTTTGAAGCAACTGTAGGTGAAGCAAATGAAGTAACTCTTACAGGAACACAGACTTTAACAAATAAAACTTTAACATCGCCTAAAATTGGTACAAACATTTTAGATACTAATGGAAACGAATTAATTAATCTTACTGCAACCAGTTCAGCGGTTAATGAATTAACAATAGCTAACGCAAGTACAGGAGTTACTGGACCAGTTATTTCAGCAACAGGTGAAACTAATGTTGGTATTAATATAAATCCTAAAGGAACAGGAGTTCTTAGATCAGGGACAGCTGCAGTTAAAATTGCAGGACTGGAAACTATGTGGGTTCCATCTTCAGCGATGTACGCAACAACAACTAATGGTGCTGACCCTCAACAAGTTGAAACAACAGCTACAAGACCTGATATGAAAGTATTAGATTTTGATCCTAGTACACCGCAGTATGCACAATTTTCAGTAGCTTTTCCAAAATCATGGAATGAAGGTACAGTAACATATCAAGTTTTTTGGACTCCAAGTAATACTAATACAGGTAATGTTTACTTTGGATTTCAAGGTGTTGCAATCGGTGATGGTGATACTATTGATAGCGGTTATGGTACAAATGTAAATGTTACAGATGCAGGTATAGGAACAGTTGAAGATCAACAAGTTTCACCTGTTAGTAGTGCAGTTACAATTGGAAGTACTCCAGCAGTTGATAAGCTAACTTATTTTAACTTTTTTAGAAATGCCGACAGTGGTGCAGATACATTTACTGGTGACGCAAGAGTTCTTGGTATCAAAATATTCTTTACTACTGACGCAGCTAACGACGCATAAGGAATTTAGATATGAGAGATTTAAAAAATAAACTTACTTCAGGTAAGAACACAAAAAATATACAAGCCAGAAAAGGTAAATCATTCGGTTATCAAGTCTTAGGATTTGGTGCAGGTGGTATTGTCCGAAAATTTGTTACAGCATCAGGTGGAACAGTAACAACAAGTGGTGATTATAAAATCCATACATTTACAGGCCCTGGAACTTTTGCAGTTTCTTGTGCGGGTAATGAAGATGGTTCAACTACAACAGATTATTTAGTAGTTGGTGGTGGAGGTGGTGGAGGTAGAAATCATGCAGGTGGTGGAGGTGCAGGTGGTTATAGAGAATCTCCAGGTACAGCATCAGGTTGTTATTCAGTTTCACCTAGAGGAGCTTCTCCTGCAGTAGCTTTATCCGTTACTGTTCAATCTTACCCTATTACAGTTGGTGGAGGTGGAGCAGATTCTACTGGAGTATGTGCTCGAGGTAGTGATGGTGTAAGTTCCGTTTATTCAAGTATAACATCAAAAGGTGGTGGTGGCGGTGGATCTGCTCACGTATGTGTTCCAACACCAGTTTCATATTTTAGATGGCCGGGATTACCCGGTGGATCAGGTGGTGGTGCAAGTGGATATCTTTCACCTGCACAATCAGGAACTGTAGGAGCAGGAAACACTCCACCTGTAAGTCCTGCTCAAGGAACTCCCGGTGGATTAAAAGCTAATTCTGGTGATCAAGGTGGTGGAGGTGGTGGAGGAGCTGTTGGTCATGGATTAGATGCTCCTACTGGAGTAGGAGGTTCTGGTGGTGCAGGTGCAACAAGTTCAATTAATGCAAGTCCAGTTACAAGAGCAGGTGGTGCAGGTGGTGGATCAACACATCCTAATGCTCCTCAAGGCGGTTCAGGTGGTGGTGGTAATGGTGGATATCCAGGTGCAGATGGTGTAAATGGTACATGTAATTCAGGTGGTGGAGGTGGTGGAGCAAGTAGCACAGGCGGTTGCGGTGGAAATGGTGGTTCAGGCATAGTAATAATAAGGTACAAATATCAACAATCATAATTATGGCACATTTTGCAAAAATATCAGAAACAAATGAAGTACTAGCGGTATTAGTTTTAAATAATGTCGACATGCATAACGCTGACGGTGTTGAAGATGAAACAATAGGACAACAATATTTAGAAACACATAATAATTGGCCAGCACATATGTGGATTCAAACTTCATATAACACTCGTAACAATACACATGCATCAGGTGATAACTCAAAATCATTTAGAGGAAACTACGCAGGAATCGGTTATACTTGGGACGAAGACAATCAAATTTTTTGGCCTAAAAAAACTCATGAATCTTGGGTAAAACATAACCCATCTGCATCTTGGAAATCACCTATCGGTGATGCTCCAGAATTAACTGCTGAACAAGAATTACAAAATACACCTATAAGAAATGAAGAAGGAAATATTACGACACCCGCTACTCATGATTGGGGCTACCTCTATAATGAAACGAATACAACTTGGGACTTGACAGACAAATTAGCATAGATTAAAAATGATGGTGGTATGCACAAGGAAGTATTAACAGAACAATCAATTTATTTTGGAGATGTTTCAATGCCAAAGCATTGGGAAATTGATACAACTGAATTATCTCATCATATTTTACAGTCTAATTTAAGTAATGAAGAACTGCAATTTTCTAGAACTTACGATAAATTAAATACTTATATTGGAGACTTTATTCGTCTTGAACATGGTATTAATTTAGTTAACAAATCAACGTGGGGAAATATTTATAAACCCAATGAAACAACAATTCCTTTATTAAATATTGATCCGGTGGATTTACGTAACTCTCCAGACTTTACATTATTATATGGTGTTAAAATTAACGATTGTTTTGTTAAAATACATTATGATGATAACAGACGTAAAGGAAGAAGTTGGGATATAGAACTTAAAAACAATATGTTTATAATGTTTCCATCAACGAATATGTATCACATAACCAATAATCAGAAAGATAGTTTGAATTTTGTACAGACTATTACTTATGAATATATCTAATTATTACTGGTATTTTAAATCAGCAATACCTCCAAAAATTTGTGACGACATTATAAAATATGGGTTAACACAAGCAGAAACTATGGCAAGAACAGGTAGTTATGGAGATAAAAAATTAACTAAAGATCAAGTTAAAGATATAAAAAGAAAAAGAAATTCTGATCTAGTTTGGTTAAATGATACTTGGATATACAGAGAACTACATCCTTATATCCACAAAGCTAATAAATCTGCAGGTTGGAATTATGAATGGGATAGATCTGAATCTTGTCAGTTTACAAAATATAAACTCAATCAATATTATGATTGGCATTGTGATTCTTGGGATAAAGTTTATGATAAACCAAACACTCCAGAACACGGTAAAATTCGAAAACTATCTATGACTTGTCAGTTAACCGATGGTTCAGAATATGAAGGTGGAGAACTGGAATTTGATTTTAGAAACTACGAGCCTCATATGAGAGAAGAAGCTAAACATTTAAAACAAGCAAAAGAAGTACTTTCTAAAGGATCTATTATTGTGTTTCCATCATTTGTATGGCATAGAGTTAAACCCGTAACGAAAGGAACAAGATATTCATTGGTAATGTGGAACCTAGGATATCCATTTAAATAATATGAACATAAATGAATATTTTAAAACACCTATTTGGTCTGAACAAAAACCAGAATTTTTGAAATCTTTAACTAAAGCAACAGACAAATATATTAAAGCTGCTAAAAATTTTCCAGAAGCTAAAGCACATATAAAAAAATTTGGAGACTTTGGAAGAAGTTATCATTCAACACCTCTTACAGCTGACAATAATTTTAGAGACTTTAGAGATTACATTGGTCAAAAGTCTTGGGAATATTTAGATCATCAAGGTTATGATATGCAACAATACACTACTATGTTTAGTGAGATGTGGGTACAAGAGTTTGCTAAAAAAGGAGGTGGGCATCATTCGGCACACGTCCATTGGAACCAACATGTATCAGGATTTTATTTTTTAAAAGCAAATGAAAAAACATCAATGCCAATATTTCATGAACCTAGAACTGGAGCTAGAGCTACAAAATTAAAAATGAAAATTAATGTAAAAGAAATTCTTAATGGTAATGAACTAATTCACTTTAAACCCCAACCTGGGACTTTAATTATATTTCCAGGTTATTTAGAACATGAGTTTTCAATAGATTTTGGAATAGAACCTTTTAGATTTATACATTGGAATATCCAAGCAGTGCCAAAAGAAATGGCTATAGATGTTTAAGAAAAAAAAATATACAATAATACGTCAAGCTATATCAAAAGACTTAGCTATTTTTATTGCAAATTACTTTAGTATGCAAAAACAAGTTTATGATACTTGTAAAACAAAAAGATATTTTTCACCCTATGAAACTATTATAGGGTCTTATGATGACCCACAAATACCAAATACTTATAGTCAGTATTCTAATATAGCTATGGAAGCTTTAATGTTAAAATGTCAACCTAAAATGGAAAAAGCTACAGGTCTTAAATTATATCCAGCATATACTTATGCTAGAATTTATAAAAAAGGTGATGTTCTTAAAAGACATAAAGATAGATTTAGTTGTGAAATATCTACAACTATGAATCTTGGTGGTGATGATTGGCCAATTTATTTAGAACCGGATTCTAGTAAAGGTGGTATAAAAGAAGGTGTTGGTTATGTATCAGATAATACAAAAGGCATTAAAGTAAATTTAAAACCAGGAGATATGTTAGTCTATTCTGGTTGTGAATTAGAACATTGGAGAAATAAATTTAAAGGCAAAGAATGCGTTCAAGTATTTCTTCATTATAACAACCGTAAAACACCAGGTGCTAAAGATAACATGTTTGATAAACGTCTACATTTAGGTCTTCCATCTTGGTTTAAACGATGATATATCCCTATAATGAAGGCAGTAATCCACCATACCTACTGCCTTCTTTATAAGGATTTTATATGTTACAAAAATTAGGGTTTTTACCAGGATTCAACAAACAAGTTACAGATACCGGAGCCGAGTCACAATGGACAGGTGGTACTAATGTACGTTTTAGATATGGTACTCCAGAAAAAATAGGTGGTTGGAATCAATTAGGTGATACTAAACTTACAGGTGCTGCTCGAGGATTACATCACATGGTTAATAAAGAAGGTATTAAATATTCAATTATTGGAACCAATAGAATTTTATATGCATACTCAGGAGAGGTTTACTACGACATACATCCTTTAGTTAATCCAACAGGTACAGCTATTACAAGTGCATTTAGCACAACTAACGGTCAACCGGAAGTTACTATTACATTTTCAACTACAACCACTTTTCAAGCAGGTGACATTATATTATTTGGTGAAGCATCTACATTTAGTGCAATTACTAATTCTAATTTTGGAGCTTCGGATTTTGCTGATAAAAAATTTATGGTATCAAGTGTTCCATCTAATAATTCAATTACTATTACAATGCCTGGTAATGAAAGCGGATCCGGTGCTACTACTTCTGGAGGTATTACTTTTTTTCAATATTATCACGTAGGTCCTGCAGAACAAGTTGGTGTTTTTGGATGGGGTATATCTCAATTTGGTGGAACAGTAAGTGCTCCTCAAACAACTACGTTGAATGGAGCGTTATCTGCTAACTCAGCAGGGACAGGCGGAACTGGAACTAGTATTATTTTAACATCTGTATTAAATTTTCCAACAACAGGAACTAATTTTATACAAGTAGGTACTGAAGAAATTTCTTATACAGGAGTCAATACAGGAACAAATACTTTAACAGGAATAACTAGAAATGTTAGAGGCACAGCAAATGCTCTTCACAACACAGGAGCTACCGTTACAAATTATAGTAGTTTTTCTGGTTGGGGTCAATCATCAGCTGACACGGATACTGTAGCTGAACCTGGTCTATGGGCCTTGGACAATTTAGGTAGTACATTGATTGCTTTAATTTTTAACGGTGAATGTTTTGAATGGAATGCTAATCTAACTAACGCAACATCAACTAGAGCAACAATTATTACCGGTGCGCCAACAGCATCAAGAGATATGTTAGTGTCAACTCCAGATAGACACTTAGTATTTTTTGGAACTGAAACAACTATTGGTGATAAAACTACACAGGATGATATGTTTATAAGATTTTCTTCTCAAGAAAATATAAATGATTACCAACCTACAGCAATCAACAGTGCTGGTACACAAAGACTGGCCTCTGGATCACGGATCATTGGAGCTAAACTTGGTAGAAATGCAATTTATGTTTGGAGTGATACTTCTTTATTTACTATGAGATTTGTTGGAACTCCTTTTACATTTGCTTATGAACAGGTTGGAACTAACTGCGGATTGATTGGTAAAAATGCAGCTGTTGAAGTTGATGGTGCTGCTTATTGGATGTCTGATAATGGTTTCTTTAGATACACCGGTAAACTAGAATCTATGGACTGTTTGGTTGAAGATTATGTTTATGATGATCTTAACACAACTTCTAACCAATTTATTTATTGTGGTATTAATAACTTGTTTGGAGAAATTACATGGTTTTATCCCACAGCAGATTCGAACGTTAATACTAGATCGGTTACCTATAGTTATTTAGATTCAACAGCAAAAAGACCTATATGGTTTACAAATGATAGTGTTTTATTTACTAGAACAACTTGGCAAGATTCTGCAGTATTTGGTTTACCACATGCAACACAATATGATGCAGGTACAGATGTATCTTTTGATGTTGAAGGTAATACTGATGGGATTACTTATTACTATGAACACGAAACTGGAGTTAATCAAATAAGATTAGGTGTTACTACAGCTATTCCAGCTGATATTACTTCTGGTGATTATGACATTACACAAAAAGTAGTAAGAGGTGCTGCAACAAACATGGCGGATCTTAGAGGTGATGGTGAAAACATAATGAGAGTAAGTAGAATTATTCCAGATTTTATTACACAACAAAATAACGTGTTTGCTCAATTAGAAGTTAGAGATTATCCAAATGACACTGCTGCAAGCTCACCATTAGGACCTTTTACTTTAACACCAACTACTAAAAAAGTAGACACAAGAGCTAGAGGTAGAGCTATTGCTCTTACAATATCTAACACTGCAGTAGACACTAGTTGGAAACTAGGTACTTTTAGGTTAGATATACAAGCTGGAGGAAGACGATAATGATAGATAAAAAATTAAAATATAAAGATATTAAAGGTCAAAAACATATGTTGGCTTACATTACTCTAGGTGAAGCAAAACAATTAGAAAAATTAGGTGGTCAAAAAACAATGACCAAAGAAGGTATACCTGCTTATCCACCTGACAATGATGCTAGGGGTCAAAGTACAGGTAAAAGTTCTACTTCAAATACTAGTAGCAACAGTG